CGCATCTACCGATGAGGATAGACAGCGGTCGGGCGGAAAGTACGCGAAGCTGATACCCCACTAGCGCAGTAACAGGCGTGACGGAGGCATCCGGAGCGTCGGCGCAAAGTAGAGTCAGAGTCGCAGAACAATCGCCCCTCCCGAGCGTGAGCCTCTGTAGCGTTTCAGGTGTCAAGCGGGGATGGGAGAGCCACACTAAATGCCTTGCCGATCGCAGGCTCCGGCGCAAGTCAATGCGTCGTCTCCGCGGCATCACGGTTAGAGTTTTCCTACCACCAACGCCAGAGGTAGGTCTAAGCACAACAAAACAAAAGCCCATCGTAAGGAAAGGACAAAAAGTGATAACCAGAAAACAAATCGAAGACGCCAAGACCCCAACTGGTGGATGGACAAGTGAGCAGTTTGCGAAGTGGGGTGTTCCTTGGCCTCCAGCGAAGTTACCAGCGCGCTCGTCAGATAAGGCAAAAGTCTCGCCCTGCTTGACGCGATGAGGTACAATTTCTCCTATGGCGCTGACTCCTAAACAGTCGATGTTTGTTGCAGAGTATCTTGCCAATGGGTTAGACGCTAAAAGAGCAGCGTTATCAGCAGGTTACAGCCCACGCACAGCAGAGAGCCAAGGATGCCAACTGCTAAAGCATCCTAAAGTATCGATGGAAATAGCTAAATTCCAAGGTAAAAGGCTGGCGAAGTTGGATATCACGGCAGAGAGAGTCCTCAACGAGTTGGCTTTGATGGGGTTCGCCAACATGAAGGATTTCATGACGGTGGACGCGAAAGGCCAGCTCGCCGACTTTGATTACGCCAAGCTCACTCGTGATCATGCGGCAGCCATCCAAGAGATTACGGTGGATACGACCGGAGGGGCCGGCGATGGAGAGCGCAAACTGGTATTGCGGACCAAGTTCAAGTTGGCACCCAAGCGCGAGAGCCTAGAGTTACTTGGGAAGCACCTGAGACTATTTACAGACAAACTAGAGGTTTCGGGGTCGATAACCCTGGCGGACGCGATAGCGGAGGCTCGCAAGCGGGCTAAGGCATGAAGGGCGGTCTTGCAGAGGAAGAGCTTGAGTTGGCTTCCGACGTTGGAAGCTACTCGCTTGACCCTGTTGGGCTGACTAAGTACGTGTTCCCGTGGGATTCAGCCAAACTGAAGGCTCCCGGCCCGCGAACATGGCAACAGGAAGAGCTTGAGGGTATCAAAGCGCACCTGGCCGACCCAGAGACACGGTATCAGCCTTACCAGATTGCTGTGGCAAGCGGACATGGTATCGGCAAGTCTGCGCTGATTGCGATGGTGATTGAGTGGGCAATGAGCACCTGCGAGGACTGCAAGATCATTGTTACAGCCGGCACAGGTACACAACTCGCCACTAAGACAGTCCCCGAGGTCCAGAAGTGGTTTAGATTGAGTATCAATCAGCACTGGTGGGACATCAACGCAACGTCGATCCGGGTGAAAGATCCTGAGCACCAGGCAATGTGGCGTGCTGATTTCATCACGTGGGATGCAAAGAAACCGGAAGCGTTTCAGGGCGCCCACAACGAAGGCAAGCGCATTGTGATTGTGTTTGATGAGTCCAGCTCAATCGATGATGTAATCTGGGAGGCGATTGAGGGGGCGCTGACCGATGAAAACACGGAAATCATCTGGATTGCCTTCGGGAACCCCACACGAAACGTCGGAGCCTTCTACCGCGCCATTACCGGAGCAAACCGCTGGCATAAGCGTCAAATTGACTCTCGCACCGTCGAAGGGACCAACAAAGTACTACTGGATTCACAGATTGCGGAGTGGGGAGAGGATAGTGATCGAGCTCGTGTGCGCATCCGTGGGGAGTTTCCACGTGGTGGCAGTACGCAATTTATCCCCGGCGACATCGTTGCGCAAGCGCGTAAGCGGGTGGTGGATGGATATCAGTCGATGCCTGTCATTCTGGCGGTGGATGTAGCCAGATTTGGGGATAACCGCTCTGTTATCTTCAAGCGGCAAGGGCGTAAGGCTGAGATATGCGGCGGGAAAGCCAAAGGCGTGTTCTATGGGATGGACACGCAGAAGCTGGGCGGGATGGTTCAGGAGGCTATCGACCGAGAGAAGCCGGACGCGGTGGTGATTGATGGCGACGGCATTGGTGGCGCTGTGTACGACTACCTGAAGGCTCGCGGCTATGATCGTAAGACGCTGCTGGTGGAGTTTCATGGCGGGATTCCATCGAGTGACCCTGACAAATACCTGAACAAGCGTGCAGAAGTGTGGGGAGACACGCGGGATTGGCTGGAAGGTGGGCAGATTCCCGACGATCCAGAGATTGAGACTGACTTGACTGGACCTGACTATGGGTATCACCCAACGCGTGGGTGTATAGTGTTGGAGAGCAAGGACGATATGCGTAGCCGCGGAGTAGACAGCCCAGACTTCGGTGATAGTCTTGCTATGACATTCGGAGTGAAGGTTGCACCACCGAAACCGAAGATACCAGCACCAAAGTCGAGACCATCGGCATGGGGATGAGATGAAACTAGACGCTGCAGCTCGCAAACACATTCCAGCCAGCAAGTTCGCATTGCCTGGGCGACGCTTTCCGGTTGAGGATCGTGGTCATGCGGTAGCAGCCAAGGCCCGCGCAACGCAGGGGGTTGATTCTGGCTCGCTGTCAGAGTCGCAGGCCGAGACGATCAGGCGCAAGGCTAATAAGGTTTTGGGCAAATAGATGCCTTACGAGTCACTAGCGCAGGAGCGGTATTTCAATGCCAATCGCGGTAAGCTAGAGGCTCAGGGTGTAGATGTGGACGAATGGAACGCAGCATCCAAGGGCAAGAAACTACCTGCCCGCAAGGAGAACAAAGTGGCAGAGGAAAAGAAAGAGCATCGCGAAGTCCGCAAGATTGAGATTGAGCCGTCCGAGAATGGCGGATTTACCGTCACTCACCACAACAAGCCGAAGATGAGCAAGGACAGCAAGGCTCATTCTGGCATGAGCATAGGCTACGAAGAGCCTGAGCATCATGTGTTTGGCAAGGGTGAAGGCCATGAGATGCTGGCGCACGTCGCCAACCATCTGGGCATTGACGAGAAGGACGGCGAAGAGAACGAAGACGGCGTAGGAAAAGACGGCGCGGAGGACTAATGGCTTGGACTGCGCCTAAGATCGCCTCAATGCTGCAGCGGATGCCGAGTGCGGCATGGAAGCCTACGCCCACTCAATTCAAGACCACCACGACCTCGCCTCGCCAACTTGGAAGCATGGAGAAGTCCGGTGTCAAGTGAGACAATGCAGGCCGAAAGTAGCCTCCGCAAGCTGATGCGGCTGGCCCCTTCGATTCGTGACCATAAGGACCTGGAGACGAAGCTGACGAGCGCGCCGCCGCATTTGCGGGAGATTATCTATGAGGCTGTGCGGCCCTTCCTGAAGTTCAAGGCTAAGCCGATGGACAAGTACATTGTGAGCGCAAAGCAGATGGCTGAGCGCGAACGGCTGCCAACGATGGATGAGAAAGGCAACCTGCACGAGTTTCAGGCTGTCGAAGTGCTTGTTGCGAAGGAAGTTGCGACCAAGACGCTTACCTTGACCTGCCACGTATGCCACAAGACGGAGCAATTCTTTGCGTTTGGCCGAGACACGAACGTGGATGTGGTGATGAAAGCGCGCGTCAGGGGCTGGATCTACAACTACAAAGCGGAGAAGCCGCATGAGATTTGCCCGGAATGCCCAACTGAGTTGCGGGTGGTGAACTAATGGCCGAGAAAGACCTCGATCTTGGAACCGCCAACGAAGAATTGCTAAAGCGGATAAGGCAGCGGTATCGGTACGGAATGAATCGGTGGAAGCATAACCGCACCGAAGGCCAACTCAACATGCGGTACGTGGCTGGCGATCCTTGGAGCGAGGAAGACAAGCAAGCCCGCAAAGGCCGTCCTACCGTCTGTCCAGACGAGCTGAACCAGTACATCAACCAGGTAGTGAACACAGCACGGCAGAATCCCCGTGGCATCAAGGTTGATCCAGCCGGCAGCGATGCGACGGAAGAGCTTGCTGAGTACCGCGAGAACCGCATTCGGGCGATTGAGTACGCGTGCAGCGCTTCCCAAGTCTATATCTGCGGTCTACAGGGAGCGGTGGAGCGGAATATCGGCTATTGGCGAGTCACCAGGGCGTATGTCTCGGACGACTCCGACGAACAGGAAATCCTTGTGCTTCCTGTCCAAAACCCTGATTCGGTGCTAATTGACCCTGACTACAAAGAGCTTGACGGTTCGGACATCAAGTGGGCGTTTGAATTGGACAGGATGCCTCTGGAGGAGTTTGAGGCCGACTACCCAAATGCGGAGAAGCGGTCATTTGTAGCCGATGATTTTGGAGATGACGCGAGCTATTGGTGGGATGGGAAGTCGATTTTGCTGGCTTCTTATTGGGAAGTCAAGACCAGCTATAAGAAGGTTGGGAAAGCTGATCGCCAAGTACAGTCGCGCACGGTTCAGCAGTATGTTACCAATGGGGTAGAGATTCTACGCAAGGGAGCGGTGCAGCCGGGACCGTATATCCCGATTGTGCCGGTGTTTGCAAAGGAACTGTGGGTGGACTATGCCGATGGTGGGGGGCAGGCAGAGCGTGTGCTGATTTCGCTGGTATCTCTGGCGCGCGATCCTCAGAAGGCTCTCGCCTACGTGATGAGTTCGATGCTGGAGAATTGCGGACAGATTCCGAAATCATCGTTTATCGGTGCGGTTGGGCAGTTTGAGACAGACAAGGACGCTTGGGACACGCTGAACCAGCAATATCACCCGTATTTACAGTACGACATGATCGTGGATGCAGCGAACAATCCACTTCCAGCTCCG